TCTGTCGGCGTGTCATTAACATTAAACTGACACGTGACAACTGCTTCGTCATGGAATCTAGTGCCCGTATGCGGGTCAAGATTTCTGTTCTGTGTATATGCAGGGTAAAACCTATACTTACTATATTGCGGAAGATTAGCGGAACATGCGGGTTGTCCTTGCGTATTCGTCAAGGTCATCCCTTCCTGCCCAGTAGTGAAAATTCCTCTCACTCCATTGGCATATCGGATGCAAGTCCTGCTATAACCATTCTGCGTAGCTCGTGTGTTATAAGTTGTACCCACGTTAGAAACCAGGGCGGAAGCCACTTGAGGATCACCGTAGTACCTAGTAATGGCAAGATGCGACACATTTGTCACATTTTTACCAATTCCAGAGGTATTAACATGTATATTGATACTTCCCCTGTATCCGACAAAACAATTAAGTGTCCAATCTATCGGGTGATTTGGTGCGAAACTATATCTCACACCTGATCCATCGACAGTAGCATAACTATAACCAGTGCTCATACGACCGACACCAAAAGGTACTCGGTAAATGTAATTTGCAGTCTGGTATATACCAGCTTCTGTTGCTATCTCAGGTTGACCAGCATATTGCGCATATCCAAAACTGGATCTGTGCAAAATAGGTCTCATAGAACTCACAACCTCACCTGTAGTGATGGACGCAACATGTGTGTCTAATTCAGGGGTTTTCTGGGTGATACTTTCCTCTTCAGATTGGAGAACACCAGTTGGATCTTTAGCGGTAAATAGATGGGAAATCTCTTGCGGTGCACTGTACATAAAATCGTCACCTGCACGGACATACACCAACACATCTATCTCAGCTGAAAGCACAGGAGCAGTTATTATACTCTGTACTCTCATAGTGATAGTCCCATTATGATAATCATCATTATAGGTATATGAAGGTGATGGTCCATTACTCATCATACCAGATGTAAACTGGGGTTCTAGCCACGGTGAAGTTGCACGGTACGGTACTGTTACTTCCACCTCGTCCTCGAGGGACAAATCAACTATCCTAGAGAAAGTTGTGGTTTCTGTATCAGAAGTGCCTGTTATATCACGCGTGGGATCCCATGAAATGAGAACACGACCTTTGTGGTATTTAGTCTTAATAAATCGAAACTTATATATTAGACTACCACGCCAAAATCTAAAACCCCTTCCAAAATATGAAACGGGAATAGATGTGGCATAACCACCACCACTACGGGCGTAGCCAGGATTAACCATAGCTGACCACAAAAGTGTGTCAACTGGTTGACTATTTGACCACAAAGTACCTATAATAAAACTCTCACGAGTTAATAGATTCTTAAAAGCCAAAGGGTCTTCCTCATCTACACCAGCAGTAGTACTGGAAATGGTCACCTCATTCTTGGGATCGACTGACAACTTGTCAATTGGCATACGTGTTTCCACATTAGCAAAAGCATGGAATGTCTTTGGTTGCATAGCTGAAACATCACCTATCATGGGAGGATTTGAGTATCCAAACATTTTGGCGATGCTGGCTACAGCTTTAGCTCCCACCGACGTGGCTGTTGCAAAAGTACCAATAACAGGTACGTCAGTCAATTTGCTAGCTACATTAGCTACAGCTGTGGCAGGTGCGGAAATGGTCCCTGATGTTTCTTCAGATTGTAGGGCTAAACCAGTAGTTGGTCCCATTATACGCACATCTTCTGCCCATGCATAGACCGCCACAGTAATACCAACTCCAGTGGCCCCATTGGCTGAGCGCAAATTAGCGTACTGCAAAAATTGCAAAACGCCCATACGCTCAAAATCAGTTGCCTTAGTGGCATCTAACCAATTACGGGGCCAAAGAAACGGTAATACCATTTCGGCACTAGACATTGATTGGGGTTCCAAGTAAACTCCAGGCACCTGTGAAAAAGGCACTTGATCTACATCATCATTATACGCACCACGATTATCAATTAGTGGAAAATAACAAGCTCTCAAACTACCAAAATAGAAGGGAGATGCATTTAACACAAATTTGAGATGTAAGCGGCAGGATATTCTACCAAAATTGTCCAACTTCTTGCGTATGTGGTCTGTATTAAAATACAGGTGCCACGGTTTAATGTCGGTTCTAGTAAAAGTATTCTCTTGCCACGTAAATTCGTGAATGCGCACAGGTCTACTTAAAAATTGGCCTAAATCGGCCATGGAATCCATATCGGTGTCATATGCACCGGAATCCATATCCCCCATGTCTAACCTTTGAGACATAGCTTCATCTTTGAACAATAAATTCTCAGCCGAAACAGTCTCTGGCGTTGCATGATCCGTAGCTGTAACATCTTCCTCCCCAGATTGGAGAGAAAGTCGTCTACTACTTTTCTTCCACGCTTTCGTGCGATGGACATCGTGTTTTCTATAGTAATTATCCGCTATGCGGTTCTTACTTTCAAGCCACTCATACGTAGCTCTATCACACGGTCCCACTAAACCTTTGCGTGGAGACAAACGGGTTCTACTCTTATTAAAAGAGGACACATTTTTCTTGCTCCCCTGATGATGATGTGTCGCAACATCAACAGGATCTTGGCTATTTTCTTTTTGATTTTTGTCGAGAATGGATCCTATATGTGGTGCATTATCCTCATTTGCATCACAGGTGTTGGCTTTTGTGGATCAACTAGCACATCACTAAATAGTGACTTTGGGGAACGCCCAAGTGGATCTCGCGTACATCCCTTCTCCCAATATTAGCCAAATATATATAGGGATAGGTAACTATGCACTTACGACTACATTTTGGTTTAAAGGACCTTATAGTTCAGGCCCCGTGCTCAACTTAACATGTTGGGCACTTTCCTCCAGGATAATAATCCTGAC